TCAAAAAAGCTCGGGGAGCTTCGGATAGACCGTTAGCTGCAGGTCGCCGCCGGTGCCGTTGCGGCTGACGCGCTCGCTTTTCTCATAGACGATTTTCTCAAGGACCGACTTTAACAGTCGGTTTTTTTCTTCGGGGGTCCTGGCGGCGGGGTATGCGTCGATGACGGCAAGCATCTGCGGGATGATCTGCTCGCGGGCGGTGATCAGCTGCTGCTGCTTCGCAAGCTCTCTTTTGAGGCTGTCGCTCTTTTTGGTCGCCTCATCGAGGCGATCGGCGAGGGCCCGCATGCGCTCCTTGAATTCGTCCGGTGTGTAGACGCCCTGCTCGACGAGCTCGTAAGCGCGCTGCCGCTGCTTTTCAAGGGCCGCAAGCTCGGCTTCGGCTGAGGACACGCTTTCCATGAGGGCTGAGATGCCGACGCCGGAGGGCACCTGCGTGTCGATGCCGGCTTTATAGTCGCCGACCCAGCGCCGCATGGCGGGGACAATCAGATCATCGACTGCGAGGACTTTGGAGCCGACGACGCCGCAGGTCGTATAGGGACACATGTACATGTCCATGTCGTTCGGGTATGGCCGGCGTACCATGGCGCGGCCGCAGACACCGCACTTGAGGAGGCCGGCAAGCGGATTTTTGATGCCGCCCGTCACTTTGGGGCCGGGATAGTTGCGGTCGGATTTGCGCATCTGCTGTGCCCGGTCATAGGCTTCCTTGCTGATAAGTGCCGGGTGCAGTCCGGGGAAGGTGAGCATTTGGCCCTCGGCCGCGCGCGGGCGGGAGAGGACAACGGCTCCGTCTTCAACGCGCTTGACCTGCGGCCTGCCCCGCCACTTGACAAGGCCTGTGTAGACCACGTTGTCGATAACGGCCCGGACCGAGGCGTTCGTCCAGGTCTGCCCGGAGGGGGAGGGGATGCCAAGTTCATTCAGTCTTCGGACAATGCGGGCGACGCCGAGGCGCTGCCGGCCTCCGCCTTCGGTCTCTATGCCGTATGCACACCAGTCGAAAATGAGGCGCACGGTGGGCGCCGTGGCGGGGTCCTCCTCCAGCGTCCAGCCCTTCTGCTTTTCGAGCTTTACCCGGGTATAGCCGTAGGGCGCTTTGTTGGCCGGCCACTTGCCCTCTCGGATGGAGGCCTCGCGGCCCTGCTGCTGCCGGCGGTTGATGGTCTTATACTCGCGGCGGGACATGAAGAGGGCGAACTCAAAATACTCCTCGTCGTATTCATTGTTCGGGTCGTAGGTCTTGGCGGGGGTGATGATCCGGGTGCCGCTGTATTTGAAGGCCTGCGCCACAATGCCCTGGTCGATGGTGTCGCCGCGGGCAAGCCGCTCGATCTCCATGACAAGGACGGAGTCCCAGGCGCCCTGTTCGACTTCGGAGAGCAGCCTTTGCATGACCGGCCGGGCCGCGATGGTGTCGCCGGAGACGACTTCCCGGTAAATCTCGGTGACGTTGCGCCCGAGCTGTCCGGCAAGGCGCAGCAGCGCCGCCTCGTGCCGGGCCAGCGTGTCGCCGGCGCCGCGGGACTCGGCCTCGGCGTCGAGCCGGGACTTGCGCAGGTAGATTACGTCCGCCATATCGTAAGCTGATCACTTCCTTCTTCAATAATTTGCTCTTTTCTTGCAAATATATCTTTTGAAGTAGTAAGGACTATTACGGAAAAAATGATGATATACACATCAAGCAATACAGATATTATAATCATCCTATCTATCGAAGAAGCAGAGAACGCCATAGAAATTAAGCGAATACCAGCTAATATTATTAAAGTAACAGATAAAATCCTATACCTTAGACCATTTTTTGATGGCATCACGGCTTCTGAAGCTTTAATTGACAGAGATGGCCCAAAAAACAGAGGAAGTAGGACTATACTAAGAACAGCGATTCCACCGGACAATAGGAATAGCCAATATAACAGGCCTGAGAACTGATAAAGTTTGGCATTTCCCCATAAAACAACGAGCGTCAAAAAATATTGAACATAGTAAGTAGCCAGGTAGCAGAAATAAAAAACTAACCATGCAGAAACAACACCTATAGCTTTTCTCATAATAGATCCTCCGCATTTTCATTTTTTCATATAACCTTTTATTGTTCTTCTCTGTACATGTCCGCCTTTCAATTATTTACATGGTCAAGCTATGCCTTTCCGCGCAGTTCGACTACCTTGCCGAGTATGACGACGGGAAGATTTTTTATATCCTCGTTTGTGTAGAACATCGGTTCATAGTTGGAATTATTGGGAATCAGCATAAGGCCGTCGGGCCTTATTTTTATTCTCTTAACCGTGGCCTCATCTCCGTTTACAAGCACGACCGCGACGTCACCGGTGTCGACCGAGGACTGCTGGCGGACAATGACGACGTCTCCGGCCAGGATGCGCGGGGCCATGCTGTCGCCCTTTACCTTCAGCGCAAAGTGTTCACCTTGGGAGGATGTTTTGGCGTCGATCTCTTCATAATCCAAGATCTCCTCCACCGCTTCAATGGGAACGCCGGCATTGACCGACCCTAAGACGGGTACCCACTGACTTCCGGGCCGCGTGGGATCGGGACGGCCTGCGGCAATAGCATCATCACGACCCAGCAAGTAGTCGACTGAAACACCCAGAACACTCGCTATTTCGGATAGCGTATCGGGGCTCGGCGTTGACGCACCTGTTTCGTACTTTGCATATGCCTGCTGAGAAATATATAGCTGCTTAGCCAACTCTTTTTGAGAGATTTTCTTTGTATTTCGCGCAAGTTTTAACCTTTCGTGAAACTGGAACATATTACACCTCCTCAATATCATTATACAACTAACGGTAGTAAACGCAAGAAAAATGTTAATTATCCCTCTTGACAACAACTAATTGTAGTAGTATTCTTTGTTTAACATCTTAAGGTTGTTGAAAGCGAGGTGATTTGATCTTTGTACAACATAAAGGCGTTACGAGAGCGAGTGAATCTGTCGCAAACAGCGCTTGCCGAGAGGCTGAAGGTATCACAGCAAGCAATTGCGAAGTGGGAATCAGGCACAGCTTCACCAAGAGCGGACAAGCTGCCGGAACTTGCGCGGATCCTCGGCTGCACAGTGGACGAGCTGCTGCGGCCGGACAAAGAAGAGCTCCCGGCGTAGGCAGTCAAGGGGACAAACGGGGCTTACATACACTGTATTGGAGGTGGGGGGATGAAGCCGATTGAGCCGGAGGGCAACGTCGTTGCCGTATATAAGTACCCGCAGGGGACTGTGGTTTTCCGAGATGCTTTCTATGCCGGGGTGCCGGTGGAGGAGCTGCAGCGCCGCAAGGCGGAGGCTGCCCGCATTGCGGATGAGATTTTGTATGCGGCGGCACTGCGGGAAGGGATTTCGTTTCAGGCGCTCATCGACCGCATGGCAGCCGAGCGCGCCGAGCGAATTTTTCGAGAGAAAGAGGCGGGGAGCGAGCCGACCGCTGCCTGTGGCAGATAAAGGGTGGTGAGCGAGTGGGGAGTGAGGCGACCGCTGCCATACGGCAGAGGGAGGGAGCCGAACGAGTAGCAGCGACTTGGGATTTTGGACGAACGCAGTGAAGAAACAAAATACCTTAGTCGCAATAGGGACACAACTTGGATTTTTGGAGGAAGCGAAGCGACCGAACAAAAAGCCTTAGTTGCAACAGGAAGAAGCCCTCGCCAAGGTACAAGCCAAAAAACGGAGGTAAAAATCATGAAGAAAACGGGGATGGCCCGAAAGATTGACGACCTCGGGCGGATTGTCATTCCGAAAGAAATGCGGCAGGCCCTCGGGATTGTCACAGGTGATCCGCTTGAGATTTGCATGACCGATGACGGCGGGATCGTATTTCACCGGTATGACGCTGCCCAGCCTGTAAGGGATGCCGTTGCCCATCTGAAGGCGCAGGTGCATGAGGATGATCTGCTGGGCGTCGGTCTGAGAGCAGCGACGCTGCAAAAAATCGGGGAGCTGGAGGCGCTCCTGAAGTAGGGGGTAGACGTGAGAGCTTTATATCTTGACCCGGGCCTTGAGCCCGCGAAGTTTGTGCCGGTTGACGTCGGATGCGAGCGGTGTGATCTGGAAGAGTTGATCGGCGGGGAAATCAATATCGTGCCGCTCTCCGGCCGACTTGCGGCAGTCGTGCATGCGAAGGCAGACGATGAGGATTTTGATTTTCCTTACACGGTTGTAGTCGCGGGACCCTCGGGCAAAATTCGGCGCCTGCGGGGTCCGGTCGTTCTGGTCAGACGAAACGGAGAGAAGCTGCTGCCCATCACAAAGGCAGATGAGCTTGAGTACGGCGGGTGCCACAGGATGCTTACGGAAGCGTATGCGCGAATATGAATTACTACGAAACCTGCCCCTGGTGCGGGGCGAACCTTGACCCCGGTGAGAAATGCGACTGCGCCGGCGCGGATCATGTGCCGCCAAAGCCTTTGACTGCGGTTGAGCTGCACGTCGGGGATCGGGTGATGTACATCGGCGGGACCTATTCGGCGAAGAGGTACCCGGAGCGGTACCCGGGGGTCGGGACTGTCGGGACGGTGACGCTAATTGATAAGGCCGAAAACCCCGGCACCGACATATATGTGCGCTGGCCCATGCACGGCCGTCCCGCGCTGCTGCACCCCGTAAAGGCAATGATGCTGGCAAGATCTGAATGAAAGGGAGTATCGCCGTGTTAATCGTGGAATCGGGAAAGCGAATTGAGGCCGGAGGGTCGCTGATGGACATCACGTCCGACGTGCTGACAGTGATTGCGAATATTCACACCGGGTTAAAGCAGCATGATCCGAAGGCGGCACATCTTTTTCGCATGGGCATTATCATGCAGACATTCGACCCAGACAGTCCCGTGTGGGGCAGCAAGCTCGATGAGGGCACGGTGATTGTGAGCGCGTGACGGGAAAAGAGGGGGACGATAAGAAATGACACGAAAAAAACAGCGCCTTGTGGCGCTGGTGATGGCTTGGGTGGGGGTATTGTACATATTCTTGACCTGGCAGGCGAGAGAAGCCCAGCGCCGGGCGCTTGAGCGGGCGGCAGCCATTGAAGAGCAGCAGCGGCAGGTGACTGCATATTCGACAAGTTACGACACGACTGCGCCGGAGACTCCTGAGGAGGGGGACAAGCCCCCGTATTTGGGAGAGTTCAGGGTGACGGTATATACGCCGGAGTGCGACGGCGGGCGGTGGGGTTATCAGACTGCGACGGGCGAGGCCTCGCAGCACCTGATGACATGTGCCGTGGATCCTGCGGTGATTGAGCTTGGCTCGGTGCTCTATGTAGGCTATATGCAGCTTGTGGCGGCGGATACGGGCAGCGCGGTCAAAGGTGACACGATAGATATTTTTTATGATGGGACGCCGGAGGAGGCCCGGGCGTGGCTGGCGGGGTTCGGCAGTGAAGCAGATGTTTGGCTGTGCCAACTGGGGTGAGGGAGAGATTAATATGAGAATAGGCGATACTGTCTTGGCAAAGCCGGTGGCGTTTGGGGAGCGAAATGAAAACGGCGCGAAGGTCGCGATGCCGGGGACGGTGATTTACATACATCCGCGGGGGCGGTTTTGTACCTTGGAGTTTACGGTTGGACATGGCTCAAAGCTGAAGGAGAGCTTCATGATGTATGGCGGCCGGATGGTGAGGTGAAAGCAAATGATACCGCCGCCCTAAGATGGGGCGGCGGTGTAGTTTTTCGAACCTTATATAAACGGGATTAGCGACTTGATTTTCGCTATGTTGTCTATCACCTTACCGAGGTTGTTCTTGAATCGGTTTTCCATGTAGATTATGGCCGTATCCGACAGTACTGAAAAATAGACAACATCATCCCCAAATTTACAATCAAGAAAACCAGCGCGACTCAACTCGCAGCATGTTTCGTCAACGTCTTCAAAAGTCCACTCGCTCATCAGCTCGCGGTGGATCCTTGCAGAATCACCCATCATTTTTGCATCGACTTTGCTTTCACCATTTTTTCGTTTTTCAAGGTATTCCTTGTATAAGGAGCAGACCAGATACTCGGCATCGTTTGTAAGTTTCTCGCTCAATTTTTCACTTCCTTTTTGTATTTTGGTAGTCGCTATAGCTGCTGGAGGGCTGCCTTGATTGCTTGGGCTGCGACGGCGGAAGCGATTTGCATGAATGCGTCAAAAGAACCCACGCCTGCCGTTTTTGCGGTTTTTCTCACCTTCTCCCAAGTGCCTTTATCTCGAATGCTGTTTAGAAATTCATGGCCCTTGAAGGTAATGTCCAAAATAGCGGTGACTTCTGGAAAAGGGTCATCGAGCGTTTTAGAGATAATTGCAGAGATAATTTTAGCCTCTTGCAATTTTACACAGGTATAGCGAATATCGTCTGGACTGTAGAAGGGGAGGAGCTCGCAAAGCTCGGGATATGAGAGAATGTGGTCAATTTTGTTTGCCTCAATGGCGAGCAACACCTCTCGCACGCAGTCGAAGTTCAGTTGCATTTTTACCTCCTCTATTTTTGCGTTTGGTTATATTTGCCGATTGCCGCGCGGACGGCAGGGTCGTGCGTAATGATTTCGACATCCGGCAGATCCGGAGAGGGTGTGCTGAAAAGAACATGGAAGCCTTCCGCCTGGTTAATATCATACTGAAACTGCCAAGGGCTGTAATTTCGCTCGCGCAGTTTAGGCTCGATTTCGTTCCACTTTTCAATTATTTCGACTTTCATTCAATCACCTCAATATAATTTTAAGGCTGTTATTGTATAGAAGCAAGAACTATTAACTTTTCAGCAAAATTTATTTTTGTGCTACCAAACGTCATTGAAACCTTATAATGAATGGCTTCGAAAGGAGTTGACCTGCGCGATGACTGTGCAGCAGAAACCTGTGAGTCTGACAGCCGAGGAGCTTGCGGCGGAGACGCTGCCGCTGTTTGACCATCTGGAGGCGCTGCTGGTGCGGGCGCACCGTGGGGTGCTTACGACCGGCGGGTGCGGAAGTATGGCGCTGCGGGTTGCCGGCCTGCCGGACACGGAGATGCTGGAGTACATACGGGAGGCCGATGAGGCCATTGTCAGGGTGTCGGAACTGGCGGAGAAGGCCCGCGCGGTGCTTGACGATTTAGGACAAGCTGATAACTGATAACATTCGACCTTTACTTTGGGGCGCAGCGCATTTGCTGCGCTCCGGGCGCAAGGGCCGAAGCTTTAGGGACGCGGGGGTTAGTTCCCGCTGCCTCGAAAAACGCTTCTTATATAATAACGCGCGCGCGCGTTGTCGGGCTTGGTAAGGGCCTAAGTTTAGAACCTTGACAAAGATATAGAGTTCGGAGGGGCGGCATGCAGGGTTACTATGTGGTGCGGACTTATGAGGCCGGAGGAGTCGGGGAGAAAATCAAGTTCTGGATTCCGGAAGGGCGGCGGCCGAGATTCGGTCGCCGGTTGAAAAGCGATCTCGCGAAAATGGAGCAAAACGAGACCTCGGCCGTTCGGCGGGTGGCAAGGCTCATCAATGCAAACTTTTGCAAAGGGTCCCTGCTGGTGGGGCTTGATTATTCAAACGCCGCATACAACACTCTCTTGGCAAAAGCGAAGAGCATAAAAGACGAATGCGACGCCTGCCAGGCGGAGGAGCCGGCCGACGGTGAGACGGTGCCGACAGAAGAGGATCTCATTTGGCTTGCGGCCAAGGGTGAGATGAAGAACTTTATACGCCGGGTGCAGCGGGCACTTCCGGACACTGTGGAATTCAAGTATGTCGCCGTGACGAGTGACATGGACGGGGAGACCGGTGAGATGGTGCGGGTGCATCATCACCTTGTGATCAATGAGGAGGTTTTGGAGGCGGTGAAGGCCTGCTGGGGGCAGGGCGGGGTGGAGTGGTCGCCGCTGTCCGGGCAGGCCGACTACACGGCGATCGCCGAGTACCTGATGCGGCAGGTGCGCCGGCTGCCGGATGCCAAAAAGTACACCTCGTCCCGGAATCTGATAAGGCCGCTGCCGAAGGACCGGGTGGCACCGTCGGGCGCCGAGCTAAGGGTGCCCCGCGGCGGGCAGCTCCTCGATCGGAGCCGGTACATGCCGGGTCGGCCGCAGTACATCCGGTACATATTGCCTCCGAGAGAAAATCCGCACTGCAGTTCAAACACTGTTGAAAAAGGAGGTGGCGGCCTTGGATGAAATAAGGCAGACAAAGCTGTGGCTCGCGCGGGCGCTGAACACAGGCGGTGAGGTGCGGGCGCTGATCGCGGCCAAGGCCCGCGCGGCGTCACAGGCGGAGGGCACGGGGGTTGCGACCGGGCGGCATGACGTCGACCGGAGGGTGCAGGGCGGCGAACTGCCGCAGGAGAAGCAGGACCGCAGGCAGCAGGCGCTGCGGCGGCTGTCGGATATGCTGGACGGGCGAATTGCGCTGCTGTGGGAGGAGCAGGCGCAGGCGCTTGCGGTCATCGGCCGGGTGGAGGACACCCGGCTGCGGGAGCTGCTGACGCAACGGTACATAAACGGGCTCACCTGGGAGAAGGTCGCCTGCGAGATGAATTACAGCTACAAGCATGTGACCCATGTGCTGCACCCGAAGGCGCTGCAAGCGGCGGCGCTTTCTCGAAAGTCCAACAAGATGGAATAGAATGTACCATTTGGCCTGTGGTATTGTGTAGACGAAGAAGGGCACCCGGTGAGGGTGCTCTTTTTTTGCACATAGGAGGTGTTTTGTTTGGAGATAGAGAAGACAACGCTGTCGGCGGAGGAGCTCGGAAAGCTCTGCACGAAGCGGCAGCGGGATTTTGTGCAGGAGCTTGACCTCGACGGCAACGGCACGAAGGCGGCGCTGCGGGCCGGATACGGGAACGGCAAAGAGGCGGCGGCGGCCGTGGCGGCTTCGCGTTTGTTAAGAAATGATAAGGTGTCCGCGTACAGGCGCGCCCGCGCATTAGAGAAGTACACGGCCCTCGGGGTTGACCGTGAGACCATCGCCGAACGGCTGCACGGTGTTTTTTTGCGCTGCATGCAGGCAGAGCCCGTGATGATGTGGGATTCGGACGCGAAGGCCTGGGTGCCGTCGGGCGAGTGGAAGTTCGACTCCAAGGGCGCTCTGAAGGCGCTGGAGCTGATCGGGCAGACCATCGGTATGTATGAGACCAAGGTGGCGGCTTCGGTCGGCGGTCAGACGGTGGAGGAGTTCTTAAGGGCCATTGAGGGCGGGCGAAAGTATTGAGAAAGTAGGCGTGTGATATGTCGCTTAAGGGCATGTTGGATACAAAGAAAAAGCTCGAAGAAGAGCTCAAGAAGCAAGTCGCGGCCCCGGTGAAGGTGACGGCGCCGGTGGTGCCTGTCGGGCAATCTGTGAAGCTGGGGACGGCGGATGTGCCATCGGGAGGCCTGCAGATAAAGAATAAGACGCAGGCCCCGGTGATGCCTGTCGGGCAGTCGGTGAAGCTTGGAATTAAGAATGTGCCGGATACAACAGTGACCGAGACGACACTAAAGGAGCTTGTCGCCAAAAATATAGCGCGAAAAGAGCAATTGGCGCAGACTGCAAGACTTGGAACATCGGGCATTCCGGCGGGCGGGCTGAAGTTTGAAAGTCAGTTGCGCACGGCACCCGGGACAACACTTCAAGGGGATATTCAGCCTGCTCAAAGCGCATGGACAAAAAGCCTTGCGACTTTTGAGAAAGAGCCCATGCGGGCCATCATGCGGGGAGAGCAGCTGCGGGACGACGCCTACGCTGTGCCCGCGGCGGGGCTTGCGGGGGTGCTCGCGAGACAGGGGGAGCTGCCGGAGAGCGAGAGCAAATACAGGTACATGACGCAGCGGGAGAGGCAGACCTACAACTATTGGCTCGACCGGGACCCGGCGGCTGCAAAGGACTATTTGACTATGCTGGAGCGGGAGCTCGATAAGCGAAACGCAGAGATGATCCGGTCCGAGGTTAGGGAGCGGGCGGCGGCAAATCCGGCAGCGGGATTTGCCGATTTCCTGAGCGCCGGGATGACTGTGCCGCTTGCCGGTATTGAGGCGGTGGGGCAGAATCTAAAAAACGCACTGACCGGCGAGAATGTGCCGGTAAATCCATACAGCACCGCAATGATGGGAGCGGTCATGGAACGGGCGGCGCAGACGGGGCTGCTTGACCGTGTAGAAAGTAAGGCCGGTAAGCAAATCCTTTCGACCGCACTGTCGGTGGCGCAGATTGCGACCCGGGCCCCGATGGGCGCGTTCGGACTCCCGTTTATGGCAATGTCCGCGGCCGGAGGGGAGGTGCAGCAGCGGGCCCAGGAGGGAAAATCAGCCGAGGACGTACTGGCCCTCGGCATAATGGTCGGGGCAACTGAGTACATAACCGAAAAGCTGCCCTTTGACGCGCTGCTCAAAACCTCGAAGACCGGCGGCGGAATCGTGAAGTCGTTATCGAAAATAGCGGGTGCGGAAGGCATGGAAGAGTTCGTGAATGATTACATGAACACTTTCGGAAACAACATCATCCTGGGCAGCGAGAGCGATATGAAGCAGGACGTGCTGGCGCTGATGGCGCAGGGAATGAGCCGAGGCGAGGCCGAGCGGCAGGTGAAGAAAGAGTACCTTGTATGGAGACCGCTCCAGTCGGCGTTAGGCGGAGCTCTGGCGGGCGGTGCCTTGGGCGGCGGGGCTGCCGTGGTCGGCAATGTGCGCATGTCAAGTGCAGGGAATGAGATCCGCATGGCGGGGGCCGGAGAGGAGCTGATCGACGTCGGGCTGATGGCTCCGCAGGGAAGCGAGGCCTTCGGGCTTGCAAAGCAGCTGGAGCAGGACGTACTTAGTCGGGCGCAGGTGAAAGACAGCAGCTACGGTCGGCTCGCTGCGGCGCTCCAGAACACGGAGACGAAGGCTGCAACAGAAAGGCCCGCACGGACCGCAAACGAGCTTGCGACCTGGCGGGCGGCGAATTTGGCGCAGACGCTGCGCCATTGGGGTGTGTCCGACGTTGTGATTGACGACGCGCTGCCCGCGGGGACGGCAACGGTCGACACCGGCACCGGCGAGATCCGCATTGCCTCCGACGTGGCGCCGGACAAGGCGCTGACCTTTAAGGTGGCGCACGAACTGCTGCATCCGGCGGCGGGGTCCGACAGGGCGCTTACGGGTGACATCATCTCCTTCATGCGGGCGGCCGGAATGCCGGTCGAAGAGCTTGCGCAAAAGAAGATGCAGCTCTATGCGGGGAATACCGATGTGCTGCCAAGGCCTACGGAAAATGGATTCACGCCGGTCGACGCCGAAGAGGAAGTGGCGGCCGACTATATCGGGAATTTGCTGGAAAATGAGAATTTGCAGGCAATGTTCGCAAAAAAAAGGCCCGGCGCAGTCGCCCGGGTCATCGGTGTGATTCAGAAGATGGCGGACAGTCTTGCCGGCAGGGATGGAGCCCAGAGGGAGGCCGCACGGTTCTCGGAGCTTGCCGGAAGGCTGCGGGCACTAAGCGGAGTGAAGAGTGCGCAAGGGGACACACGCGATGGAGAGCCAAACGGGATAAAGCAGTCCATCGGAAGGACAACTGGCAACAAGCCGTTTGTGACAGTAGAAAAAGATATCCTTTCCGGCGTGCCGGAGACCGACTGGGTAATGACGGTGAAGCAGAACTTAAACAAAAAGTTCCCTGGTGGCGTCACCGTGGGAAACAGCGATATTAAAATTGACTACCAGAGCCGAAAAGAAATGACGTTCTCGAAGTACATGCAGTGGCTGTACAGAACTGACTCGCAGATTTGGGCGGATAAGCTGAAGGCGACGGATAATGCGGATGAAATTCTTATAGCGGCGACTGGCTGGGTAAACGAAGGGCTGAACCATCCGCGACAGGATAGCATTGCCGATTTCGCGCGCGGAAAAGTCTTGCTGCGTGTTGGCGGTAACGACTACATGGCGGATGTCGTGGTAGGTACGCGAAAAAGCGGCAGTATGATGCTATACGATCTGCTGAATTTAGTACCAGCCTCCTTCACAGAAAAAGAGACCAATGCAGTGATAGCTGAGAACCCGTCGCCGGGTACCAACAGAAGCACTGTATTCGTCTCCACTGACAGTATACGCGAAAACACCAAAAAAAGCAATACTCATGAGAATAAATCTTCACTTGATATGGGCGAGGATGTGCGGGCCGAGATGGCGAATGAGCGGGACAGCGACGGACGACCGCTGACGAGGGCGCAGGCGGAGTACTTTAAGGATTCCAAGGTCCGGGATGAGGACGGGAATCTGCTTGTCGTATATCACGGAACAGATGCAAACTTTACAGTATTCGACCGTTCAAAGTCCAGAGCAAACATGGATATTCAGGGAAATTTCTTTAGCCCGTGGGAAATTGATGCCGCCGGATATGGCCCCAATGTTCGAATGTTTTATCTGAATGTCACGAACCCGGCGCCTGAGAATGTTGCATACAAAGCTCTAAACAAGTTCAAAGGGCAAAACAATGCAGGCGTGAAAGCGAGGGATTACTTAATCGGCCTCGGTTATGACGGGGTAAACAATGGGGGTGAAGAATATATCGCCTTTTCGCCCGAACAAATCAAGTCAGTCGGCAATAATACCCCGACGTCGGATCCGGATATACGGTTTTCGCTGGACGCAGGCGACGATGTGCGGCGGGTGTTAAACGACACGACGGCGAGAAGTGAGCTGAAGCGCAGGCTGATTGCCGAGTTCGGGGTGGAGTACGGCAGCAAAAGGGCAGTGTCGGAGGCGATTGACGCCGCGGCCGAGACGGTGCAAGAGCAGGGAGAGATGGATGAGGCAGACCTTGATATGCTCCTGAGTATCCTGATGTCGGCCGGGACCGTGCCGGATGACGGCTCGGATCCCTATGCGGGGCTCGGGGGCTTTTTGAAGGGCGCCAGGATCTATGTGCCGCAGCGTGTGCGGGCAGAGTTTGGCGACGGTTGGAAGAGCCTGCGGGGGCGGGCGCTGGCCTATGGCATCAACCTCACCGGGAACAGCGCCGACATGGGCATTGACATGACCTATCTCGAGGCCGCGGACCGCTTTGGCGTGTTTCCGGCCGATGAGACCGACGAGGCTGCCATGCTGCGCAGTATGCTGGACGGCATCGGGCGGGGGCGGCAGGTGTCGGTCCCGATGAAGGAATACCTTAAAACGCTTGGCCCCTCCTATGAGGAGTCGGCCCGGGAGACCATGAGAGAGAGGCTTTATGAGCTGCTGCGGGGCTATGAGTCTTCAGCCGGGACCGAGGCCGAGGTGCGCAGTGAGCTTGGGGAAAAGCTTGCGGCACTGAGGCAGCACCAGTCGGATGTGGAGGCCTCCATGGAGGGGCGGCTGCAAAAGTCCCGCGAGCGGGTGCGGGAGCTGCGCCGGCAGCGTCAGATTGACAAAAACGCGGACAGGAAGAGCCCCATGGAGATCCCGGAGGTGCGGGCCATGCTGAGCGAGAATGCCGAGCAGCTTCAAGGGGCGGCGGCACCTTCTGGACTTGCCGATGTGGCGGAGCTTTTGACGGGACGGGGTATCAGCTACAACAAGGATTTTGCCCGCAACCTTGACGCCGCGGCGGGCGGGGACAAGAATGTGCGGGAGGTGCTGAAAAACGCCATTGAGCGGCCGTTTTTAGCTGCGAAAAAAGGGTACGCGAACGAGGTTTCGACAAGGCTCACGGACTTCAAGCGTCAGATGGACGCGCTCGGCATCAAGAAGGGCTCCGGAGAGTCCTCGGCCGTCATGTGGTACGGCGAGGGGCAGCGCATGGACGAGTACGGGGATATGCACGAATATACGCTGGAGGACCTCAAAGGCGAGTTCCCGGGCAGCTGGGAGAACGTCGTGAAGGCGACGCAGGTGTTCCGGGGCATGTATGACGAGTACATTGACCGCATAAACCGCTCGCTTGAAGAGGTCTATCCGAATGCGCTGCAGCAGGCCGAAGACGAGGCCGCAAAGGCGCGGGCAAATGCCGCCTATTACAGGGCGCAGGCCGATGAACAGACAAAGGCGCGGGCGCTGGCTGCCGCCAAGGCCGCGGGCATTGAAGGGGAGATGAAGGCGGCCAGAGGCGCCGGGCGGGTCGGGACAAAGAAGTATTCCGCCCTTGCCGAGCAGATGGTGCGGGCGGATCGTGCCGTGACCGAGACCGAGGAGAAGATTGCAAGGTTTTCGCAGCTTGCCGAGGAGATGGCGGCGAAGGCGGTCGCCATAGAGCGGCGCATTGAGTCGGGGGACGTGCTGCGCAATAAGCGGTTGCCCTATCGCAAGGACTACTTCCGGCATTTTCAGGAGATGTCGCAGGGGTTTGCGGCGCTGCAGGATATTCTGACGACGCCGGCCGACATCGACTCGCAGCTCGCCGGAATCTCCGAGTGGACAAGGCCGAAGAGCCGGTGGGCGGGCTTCATGCAGCAGCGAGGGGAGGGCGGTCGGTATGTCGCCGACGCCGTGGCCGGCATGGCGGAGTACATTCCGCAGGCCGAGTACAAGATCGCCATGGACCCGGTCATTGCAAGTCAGCGGGCGATCGTCAAGACGCTGGCCGAGGGGACCGTGGAGACGAAAAACGCGAACAAGTTCATTGAGTGGATGACCGAGTGGACCAATGAGCTTGCCGGCAAGACGAATTACCTCGATCGGGCCATTCAAAAGAACATCGGCCGCAAGTTCATGCGCACGGTGAAGTGGCTGAATAACCGTGCCAAGGGCAACGCCGTCATGGGCAATGTGCGCAGCGCCGTGGCGCAATTTTTCAACCTGCCGAATGCCGCGGCCTACATACACAGCCCCGGTGCCTGGGCGCGGGGCGCGAAGCTGTACACGGCGGCCCTTGCCGGAGACGAAACTGCCCGCGGGCTCTATGCCGAGTCGGGCTTTTTGACCGAGCGGTATCTCGACGACGCCTTGCGGCAGTTTGACGAGGGTGTGCTGAAGTCGCCAAAGCGGTTTGTGACGTGGCTCATGACCTTCGGCGACCGGCAGGCGGCCCGGCTCATGTGGGCGGCGGCCTACGCCGACGGGACAGAGAAGACGGCCGATCCCATTGAGTACGCCGACGACATTGCGCGGCGGGCGACGGCGGGGCGCGGTATCGGTGAGGTGCCGGTCAACCAGCGCTCGCAGCTCGTGGGCCTCTTAGCGCCCTTCCAGGTCGAGGTCAACAACACCTGGCAGCTGTTAAAAGAGCGGCACAGGGAGAAGGACGCTGTGGGGCTGCTGCTCTTCTATGTGATGTCCTACCTCATGAACGAGGTCACCCGCAAGCTTGGCGGCTTTGATGTGTCGTTTGACCCGATCAACGCCCTGAAGGAGTCGCTGGAGGACTGGACCGGGCGCAGGGACCAGGGGGACGAGTCGGCGACGATGGGCGAGCTTCTGCTTGGGACTGCCGGCAGGCTGACGGGGGAGACGATATCCAACATGCCCTACGGCTCCTATTTGGCGAGCCTTGCCGTCTCGGACGAAAACGAGCGGGCAAAGCTGTTCGGGGACAGTGACCCTACCCGGTTTGGCGTCGGGAGTGTGGGTATTGACGCGCTGTCGAAAACAGTCGGCAGCGCTGTCACGGCGGCAAAAGAGGGAGATTTGTCAAAGCTCGATTTGATGACGCCGCTGTCGAATTTTGTATTGCCGTGGGGAGGCCGTCAGCTGGAGCGGGCCGTCACGGCGGGGCAGGTGCTGGACGTGCTGCCGAGGTACACGAGGGAGGGCTTTACAAAGACCGGGGACGCCGCCTCCTTCACCGACTCCGGCCGCCTGCGCTTTGCCGTGGATGAGAATGACGCGGCTGACGTACTGCGCATGCTGACCTTCGGCGAGTTTTCGACAAAGGGCGGGCAGGAATACCTTGACAAGAAGCTGGTACCCCTGTCTGAAAAGCAGACCGAGGCGGCTGTCGCCGCGGCAAAGTTAGGGGTGGATCTCATGGACTATGTGCCGCTGGTGCGGGAGCTGTCGAAGGTAGAGCCTGACTATGAGGAAAAGGACGGCGAGCAGGTGGCGGTCCCGGGGTCCGCAAGGGAAAAGAAGTTGGCGGTGCTGGATGCGTCTGGGTTAGATGAGCGCACAAAGGCCGTCGTTTACCGCAATGCGCTGACCTCTGAAAGTGCGGCTGAGGTTTTCGACAGTCTGATTGAGGCGGGCGAGAGCTGGGAGAATGTCTGCACAGCGGTGCGGGGTGTCACCGACGCGCAGGCGGACTATGAGACGGTGCAAGGCAAGCGGATGACGATCACAGGGACGAAAAAGACAAAGCAGCTGGAGGCCCTGAGGGAGAGCGGAATGTCCGAGGCGGGGCAGGCGGCGGGGTATCTTGAGCTTGTGGCAAGTCCGGAGGAGGCCGAACGGTTTGCCGATTTGGCCGAGGAGATAGGGCTTAGCGAGGCCGAGTATTACCGCTATGTGCGGGCGACGGCGGGGCTGGCGCCGGACTATACGGTTGACGGCGGGGAGAAGAAGGCGGTGGCGGGGTCGCTGCTTAGAAAAGAGAAGGCGGCGATCGACGCGCTGTCCATGCCGGCCGACAAGAAGCGGGCGCTGCTTTTGGATGTGGCCGGGGACGCGGTGGCAGACAAGTACCGGGCAAATGTGATGTCGGCCGGAGGGGTCGGCATTGGGCCGGACGTGCTGCTGGCGGCCGTGGTGGAGCATGTCGGGCAAAATCAGGCGGACTGGTGGGGGTATGTCGATGCGCTGCCCGTCAGCCGGGCGGCAAAGGATTATCTGCACAACTTGTACTACTCGCCGACGACGCTCGCGAAGACGCCCTGGCGGGCCGGGTATAAGCTGCCGGCGCCGGCGGGAAAGGTAGGGGGCTTACAGATGAAGGGGAAAGCGGGCGGATTGCAGGTGAAGGCGAAGCTGGGCGGGCTGCAGGTGAAGTCAAAGGGGTAGGACACGCCAGTGTGAGCAGTAAGGCTGTCACAGAAGAAGGTGAGGCATCCTCTGGATGCCTCACCTTTTATATACTTTGAGAAAAAGTTATTGTGGTAAAAAATAGTATATGCTATAATAATTACATAATTTAGCAATTTTACACAAAGGAAGTCGAATATGGGTAAATATTTGTGTGGTGATTGTCTCGAAATGATGAAGACGTTACCAAACGGCAGTGTAAATCTAATAATGACTTCGCCTCCTTATGCTGATCAGATTAAGGATTATGGGGATAAGGTAAAGAAAATTGATCCGGATAAATATATCGAATGGTTCCTCCCTCGGGCAGAAGAGATGTTTCGGATACTAGCTGATGATGGTAGCTTTGTTCTGAATATAAGTGATAAGTTAGTTGGGAAATTTCAAAATCTATTTGTTTTCAAATTGGTTATTGCCTTATGTGAGACTGCCGGTTTTCATTTAGTTAGAGACTATATATGGCATAATCCGGCTACCCCGCCCAATGTCTTTTCTCGTGGCAATATGGGTAGAACAAAAAAGTCACACGAGTATTGCTTCTGGTTCAGTAAAAGCGAAAATTGGATATTCAATATGGATCCAATCCGCAAACCTTACAGCAAAGATATGATGCGCTACCTTGAAGGACAAGGAAAGGGAGATAGATCAGAAAACACGAGACCTAGCCGCCATAATTTTAAGCTGGATAAAAAATGGGCAAATCATGGAGGTGCTGATCCGGGTAGCGTTTTGACCATTGCAAACACCAGTAGCAATGATCAGCTCCATAAACTGTGTAAACTAGCTGGGATTTCTCATCCGGCAAGGTTTCCACAGAAACTTGTTGAATTTTTCGTGCTTGCTGGTACTAATGAAGGGGATGTCGTTTTTGACCCCTTTGCAGGATCAGGCACGACTGCTGTTGTAGCGCAAAGGCTAAAAAGAGAATGGCTTTGTATTGAACTTAATCCAGATTACTGTAAGTTGGCAGAACAATGGATTGCTATCTGCGCTGAGGATAATGCCGATGATTGATATAAAAAACGGCAATTATCTGACCATTCTTTCAGATGGCGCTTCGGGAATGCTTCAATTACCAGAAAAGAGCGTCAAACTGGTGTATGGATCTCCACCCTATCCAAATGCAGTTCGTAATTATGGAGTCTGGAAGTCGACAGAATATATAGAGAAGATGGCTCCATTCATCGATGGAGCTATTTCTGCATTGCGTGAGGACGGCTTTTTAGTGATTAATGTCAAGGCAAATAGAGAAAAGGGCACCGGAACTCGATCCTCGAGACGTTCGCTCGTTGTTGAAGAACTAGCGTTGCTTCTCGAGTCAAAATGGCACCTTTCATGTGTTGATATTGAAATTTGGGCCAAGGGAAATCCTGTTCCTACAGGGTTACGTGCAGCGTGTCAGGATGCATATGAACAGAACCTATGGTTTTCTGTTTCCCCAAAGTGGTCAGTTAACCTCGATGCAATTCGTCGGCCATATGTGTCTCACAGCATCGATACATATATTGATTATGAATACAAGCCTAGAAGTAATGGGTTAAGCTATGTGAGGAAAAATAAGAACATAAAACCAAACCCACTTGGAGCCTTGCCAAACAATATTATTATCGGTGGTGTATCATCTCACAAAGGATCGCATCAGGCAGTTCAACCGATATACTTGCCTAAGAAGTATATCAAAGCAGTTACCGACCCTGGCGATATTGTTGTTGATCCTTGGATGGGTAGCGGGACAACAGGTATAGCAGCCTTAAGCTTAGGCCGCAGATTTATTGGTTTTGATATCTCTGAAGAATACGTTGCAATGGCAAATGAGCGTTTAAGAAACTTAACCATCTAAGGGAGGAGGGTTATGAACGTAAAATCTACACGGCTGACTACTAAACAGCTAAATCAAATTTTCATCGACAGCTTGGGTAATGCGATTACATATATCTCTGATCAAAATGTAAAACCACTAGTTGTCGATTTAATGCTACCCTCATTTCCGGCAAAATTGCGCGTTTATCTATTCAATTGCACAAATCCTCCCGGAGGACGAGCATCTGATGAATATAAAAGTCAAATCATTGTACCAGGGCAACGGCGAGGAGAGCATGGTGGTTTTGTCTATGACGATGACAGGTTTGTGCTTCTTGGAGCTTATGCCATACTTGGCAACACACAAGATTCCGGAGTTTTTGTTTTCTGGGATGCAATGTACCATGAAAACTTTGCATACAGCACAAATATTCAAGTAAAAAGCGAAATACTCATTGCAGCTCTCGCTCAGCCTGTTAGTATCGGAAGAAAAAGCAACAAAGAGACGATCATTGCCTGTCGCCCCCAGCATTTATGCGAAGGTATTGAAACAAGGATTAGAACTGTTTCTTAGTAATGATTAAAGTGAGGAGAGACAAGGGAAATGGGATTGGATGAATATAAATTTCAACCCGATTACAACAAAGCATATGACAATATCGCGGAAGAATTCTATTTGCCTTGTATGCGCTCCTCTGTTGAATATGATCGTATTTCGGGTTATTTTGGAAGCACGATATATATTATTGCTTGGAATGCACTAAAAGAGTTTGTTTTAAACGGGGGGAAAATCAGGTTAATATGCTCTCCATACCTTTCAGACGAAGACAGGGAGGCAATAAAAGAAGGGTATTCAAGCAAGTTAGATGAGATTTTATTGCAAACGCTAAAACACGAAATTGATGATTTGTTTGCATCTCCCTATTTGAGCGCACCATCACGAGCGCTTGCTTGCTTAATTGCGAATGGAGTCATTGAGATTAAACTTGCAATCCCGGGGGATGTGGATAATCCAGATATTAAACGTCTGTTCCATGATAAGATCGGCACATTTCGTGATAACAATGGAAATACTGTGGGTTTCCGAGGCCCAATGAATGAAACATTTAGGGGCTTATCCTCAGATGGAAATTTAGAGTCCATTGATGTTTTCCCAGATTGGGAAGATGAGAAAGACCGTCTCCGCTGCGAGCGCATGCAGCAATACTTTAATCAGCTTTGGGAAAAGCACGTTTCAGGAATCGCGATATATGATTTTCCAGATGCTGCTAAGAAAGTCCTAAGCGAAAAGGCACAAGGTCAGAAGTGGCAAGAGCTCATTGATGAAATCACAGTTAATATGACTCTATCTGATAGATGGAAACCTAACAAAACTCCAAGTGGTAAAAAGCCTCGAGATCACCAACTTGAAGCGCTCCAAGCGTGGGAGAAGAATGGACGTCGTGGCATTTTTGAGCACGCCACGGGCAGTGGGAAAACATTTACTGCGATATGCGCAATACGTGATGCTCTTGAAAAAAGTGAACCTGTTGTAGTCCTTGTACCATCAACGGACTTACTACGGCAGTGGAAAAAGGAACTAAGTGAAAATATACAAGACCTTGATATAGATTATTTATTGTGCGGTGATAGCAACTCTTATTGGAAGCAGCCCGGTATTTTATCAATGTGGACTCAGCAAGGGAAAAATATAAAACGTATTGTTTTGGCCATTATGGACACAGCATCAAATGATTATTTTCTGAACAACATCTCGCAAGGCGAGCATTTGATGCTTGTTGCAGATGAGGTGCATCGTCTTGGAAGTCCTAAACGGCGAAAAGTATTCTCTTTGAACACTGGGGCGAGGCTGGGGTTATCTGCAACTCCGGTTAGATATGGAGATCCAGAAGGAACGGCAGCAATAATGAATTACTTTTTTGGCATAGTACCGCCTGTTTTTTCACTAGAAGACGCTATACGAACGCATGTTCTAACCCCATATTTCTATACACCGGTTAAATTGTTTTTAACGCTATCGGAGCAGGATGAGTGGAACAATTTATCGCAAGAGATTAACAGACTCATAGGAAGATATTCTGGGGATGAGAACACCTTCGCTGATGCAATGAAAAACCCACGAATAAAAATGAAACTCATCGCTAGGTCTAGAATCATAAAAGAAGCCACAGCAAAAGTTGATGTTGCAATGGATGTGATTCATCAACATTACAATATTGGACAAAGGTGGATAGTTTATTGTGACAACCAGAAGCAATTGAAAAAAGTTTTATCTTCACTTTTACAGGAGGGGTATGATGCATATGAATACCATTCTGAGATGGCCGGAGATAGAGTTCAAACACTAGCTTATTTCTCTGTGAATGGCGGAATATTGGTTTCTATTCGTTGCTTGGATGAGGGTGTTGATATCCCTGAAACAACCCATGCTCTTATACTTGCATCGTCAAAAAACCCGCGAGAGTTTATTCAGAGGCGGGGACGAATTCTACGAAAGTCAGAGGGAAAGCATTTCGCCCATCTTTATGACGCCGTCGTAGTACCATATAAAGCCCACGACGAATTAGATAAATATTCATCAATCATCGAGGCTGAATTGTCGCGTGCAATCCAGTTTGGAGAGTGGGCAGAAAATCCCGCATGCATTGCAGAACTTAAACTCATTGCCGTAGATTATGGCATTGATTTAAACAGTAAGTTTGGAGGATTTGAAGAAGATGACGAGGAGTAATTTACATGAATTACTGGCGGTACTCGAAAAAATACGGGCATCCGAATACCCTGAGATTCCACCCGATGTTATTGAGCGAATAGCGGTCACACAGTATGACAACCAAGATGATCGTGTTCAGGCACGGAATATTACAATGAAGATTATTGCTGATTTTATTAACTCTGGGAACGATGAGAGGGGATAATAAGAAATGTTGCATTTCCGTAGTCTGACGATGAGTAACTTTGGCCCATACAAAGGGATTCAGGTAATAGATTTCACAGAACGGCAAGGCGTAAATATTTTTTGGGGAGATAATGGACGAGGAAAAACCACGCTTTTGAACGCATTTAGATATGCATTATTTGGCACGATACAGCGCCGTAATGGTGTGCTTAGATCACTCAAAGCTATGGAAAACACAGAGGGCCGTAATGAAGGCGTATATGGTTTTTCTGTTATATTGAAGATGGATAATGACGGGACAACTTACGAACTCACACGTCAATATCATGTCAGAAGAGGGATAGCAATCCCTAAAAATGATGAGGATTATGAAAAAGTCATGTTCTTGAAAAAGAACGGCGCTTTTCTGGCTCCAAATGATAGCGAGCATGAGTTAAATATGATTATGCCTGAGCAGGTTTCTCGTTTCTTCCTTTTTGATGGTGAGCTTCTTCAAGAGTATGAAGAGCTTCTGGAAAATGAAACCAGTACAGGCGAAAGGATAAAAGAGGCAATCGAAAAAATCCTCGGTGTCCCGGTTTTAACAAATGGAACTGTTGATATTAGGGAGTGTCTGTATAGCTATGAAAGACAAAAATCTAAAGCCACGCAAAAGGATGTTAAGACGCATCAATACGGTGTACAGTTGGAGAAAATTGAAACGAGTATTAATGAGCACCGGAGACAATTGGAATCGTTAAAGTCTACACTTAGCGAACTAATAAAGGAAAAGCTTACGTTAACAGAAAAGAGCGATGAGACTGACCAGGTTCGTGGATGGTTGGCGAGACGAGATTCAGCAAAAAAAGAGTTTACTGATAAAGAAAAAGAACGAGATTATGTTATCAATCAAATCAAGGTGTTGACAAAAGATGCTTGGAAAGGCATGCTATCGGATGTAATTAAGGCTGTTATAGATTCTTTGCAAGTACAAATTAACACTTTGGAGAAAAAGAAACAGAACAAAGACGTGGCAGATAAGTTCATTATTGAACTTCGCAGGGCATGCCAAGATCATAAATGCCCTGTGTGCGAACAGGACATTTCCGACGATCTTATTGAAGCGCTGCGGAGCAAGATGCTTAGATCCGAGTCGGAATTCTCAGGCCTTAACGATATAGAGAAAGAACGACTTCTATCCTTACAGGCGCAATATAATGGGATAAGGCGGCTGCAAGCACATGATCGACGCCTCGAAATAAAAATCCTTGAGGATCGAAGAATTGCTTTAGAAATCGCCATAGGATCATTGAAACAGGAAATTAACGAATTGACATCTCGAATAGAGAAATTTGGTGATACAACTGAGGTGGAAGGAATCGCTAAGCGTCTCGCGGCTACGCTTACAAAGATTACTATTACTGAGCAAGGCGTCAAAGATGAGATGGCGGCTATTGAAAAAGATCAAGAGAGTAAAACCAGTATTCTTGCACTCATTGAACGTCAAAGTGTTGGTGCAGACCTGCTGCTCGCAAACAAGCAATATGCGTTATGCGAAAAAATATTTAACATTTTTGAAAAAGGAAAAACTGAATATCGCGAGAAACTCAAGAAAAATGTTGAAAAAGACTCAACCAATCTTTTTGTACATCTTTCCAGCGATAAGGACTATGTTGGTTTGCAGATTCATGATAACTATGGCCTTTCAATTGTTCATAAGTCTGGGAGTCTCATACCGGGGCGTTCTTCTGGATTCGAGCACGTAGTTGCATTATCTCTTATAGGAGCACTGCACAAAAATGCACCTCTTCGTGGCCCGATAATCATGGACTCTCCTTTCGGAAGATTAGATCTCACACACAAAGAAAATATAGTCAAGCAATTGCCAGACATGGCAGAGCAATCTATTCTTTTTGCATATACGGGTGAAATCGACGAGCAAATTGCGCGAGAAGCACTTGGCAGCAGTCTCATACGTGAATATCGATTAGTACGAATTAGTTCATTGTATACCAGAATTGACTAAGGAGGTTTATCATGTCTGAAGATTTAAAGAATGTACGCTTATCGGCAAATGCAAGCGATATTGCTGATAGAATTTTTGAATCTGGTTTGTTTGAAGATAAGATTGGTGTAAGCAAATTTGCACTTGCATATTCCATCAAAAATTGTTTTGATAATATTGATCCCGAATCGCTAGATACACAATATGATGCAACTGGGTCAAACTACAACATTGGATCAATTGATGACGACAAGTTCTTGTCACAGTTAATTTTATCACTATATCCAGATGCTACAACGCCATATCGATATGCAAGAGTTTTAATGATTTACGGTTTAGAAAAACTAGGCGAACTCCTCGACGCTGGACGATTATACCCACTCAACCAGTGGTTATAAGAGGGTCAAATACTGAGGAAAAGGAGGCATAGCAATGACAGCAATCCAATATGCATTTAGAGATGATCCTCTAAATGTATATATGCTTACCGAAGGTGCTACGGAATCAAGCAAGCATGCCCAAATTATCACATTTCGGAAGCGTGAGATTGCTATCGATTTTTTAGGTGACTTTTATTTTTTGGATTCCCGGCCGCCCAGAACTACGGGCTTAACTCCCCTGGGAAAGCAAATTAAAGAGAAGAACTGGAGTAATCCATATTGCTATTTAGCAAAGGTCGATTGCCAGATAGAGTTTATCGTTCGGAAAAGTATTTTTGAGCATTTGCAGGAGACATATTATCCTCTTTGGACACCTGATGTACTTATGTCATTTTATGAAGACCAACCTAGCGGCTTTATTACGCTCTTGCGAATTTTTCGTACGGAGGAGAAACTTGATCCTAAATTGCTCCAAAAAGGGCGTCTTGGCTCTAGCCAAATCTTGCGCCTCTATGATGAATTTGAGGAAAATGCAAGGGTTGATGTGGACAAGCTCGATCCTATCCTGAACAATAGCCGGTTTGCCGACATAAAAGCTGAATTACTATATACTCTAAAAAAGGAAAACGCTTTAATAGCTATTTATGAGAATAGCCCAGAAGGAAACGAGAAACTTTCGGCACATATCGATGCAATGCGTGCTATGCTACCAACACAGAAACGGAGCTATTATGATACAGACTCTGAAGTTGATAGGGCACAAATTGACTACAGCAAAGTCTATAGTGAAATTAAACAAATTGCCCCAACGATGTCCAGCTTTGTTAAATATGTGTCGAAGATAAGGCCTGCACAGCCCGGAGAAATGGATCACCTAATAGAAGCAGCAAAACGAAATGACCCAATTGCCCGGACTCGTATACTTGAAATGAATATGCGTAGTGCTCTCAAATATGGGCTTTCGATACACAAGCGATATCACGTGGATTTACAAGACGCAATACAAGAGGCAATTATCGGGCTGATTACAGCTTTAGACAAGTATGATACCACTTTAGAGAGTAAATTTGGCACTTATGCTGGATTGTGGATGCGGAATATTATAACCCGTGATCTCCCTATTGGAGAGTATGTAGCCAGACTTCCCGTCCATATGCTAGAAAAGTTTCTACCACTTATTGAAGTATTAGAACAACATGAGTGTATACATTGCTCTTCTGGTAAGTTCTGCGATGATATGATCCAAAGAGCTCAAGAGATATTAGGTTGTCCATTGGAAAAAGCACTAGACTATCTAAATCTACTTATTCCACCATTAAGTACGAAAGAGTTATTAGTGCGAAAAGAAGAATTGACTGACGAAAGACATTTCGAAGACAAAATGATCGAAGACCTTGATAAAAAATGCCTTCCGGGTGTAGTAGACGCAGTTTTGTCAACTCTTACAGAACGTGAAAGAGATGTAATACATAAGAGATTTGGCTTTACAAGTCGGCCAATGACTCTTGAGGCAATTGGAAAAGATTATAAAGTCACAAGAGAGCGAATACGGCAAATCGAAATTAAAGCTATGAGAAAGCTTCATCATGAGAAACGAAGCAAGAAACTTAAGCCATATTGGTAAATACGCATGCCATACTTCAGCGTTGAAAGTTTGAAAAACATGTAATAGAATGTACCACCCACCCTGTGGTAATGTGTAAGAAGGAAAAAGACGACCAGCGAGAAGCGGTCGTCTTTTTTTATGGCCAAAAGCCTTACGCCACCGGGGGCGAAAGCCCGGAATTTACGCTTGACGCGGCGAGAGGCGTCGGATGAGGAGACTGACATGGGCATCGAGATTATTGACTTTAACGACAAGGGTGAGCCTTTTGTGGTGGGCACCGGCGGTGATGGCGGGGCGACGGCTGACGGTCTGGGAGCTGCCGCGGGAGAAGACACCGTGGTTGATGCGGTTGCGGACGACGGCGCTCAGAGTGAAGACGGCGGGAAGACCGCGGGAGCGGATGCTGCGGACGGAGGCCTGACGGATGAGCCGGACGAGGACGTGGACGAGGATGCCGGAGAGCTGGATGGCGACGACGGCGTGGAGGATGAAAAGAAGCACCCGACACCGGAGGAGGCGAGGGCAAATGCTGCCCGGCGCAAGAAAGAGGAGCTGCGGCGCTTTCGGGCTGAAAATGAGCGGTACCGGGCGCAGCTGCAGGAGCTGTCCCAGGGGGGCACAAAGACTGCCGAACCGTGGCGGGAATATCTCGGCAAGGTAAATCCCTACACCGGGACGCCGATCACAAACCGGGGAGAGTATGAGGCTTACAGCGCCTCTTACCAGGCTGAGGTGCGACGGGAGAGCTTCAAAAAGCTCGGGCTTGACGACGCCGGGGCGAAGGCACTCGAGGAGCAGCTGAGGGCAATGGTGCAGGAGCTGCCGGAGGTGCGGCAGGCGAGAGAGGCAGTCGGCGCCATGCAGGCGGCCCAGCGGCAGGAGCTCACGTCAAAGGCGCAGGCCGAGATCCGCAGGGAGGTTGAGCTTATTTCAAAGCTCGACCCCGCCATTAAGACCATGGACGACATCGGGCGGCACCCGTCGGCCGAGAAGGTGCTTGCGAAGTTCGACGCCGCGGCGGGTGCCCTGACGCTGTCGGAGGTCTGGCGGCTTGTCAACGGCGAGACGATTGCAAGACAGCGCGAGAAGGCTGCGGCAAGCCATGCGCAGGTGCAGCAGGAGGCCAAGGCACACCTGAAAAAGACGCCGCAGCGGGCCGGGACCGCGGCGACCATTCCGGCCGAGACGCTGGAGGCCATGCGGGCCATGAGCCCCGGCAAGACGATGAGCGAGTACCAGAAAATCTATGAGCAAATCGGCAGGGAACTCGGAGACTTTTAAAACAAGGAGGAATTTATCATCATGGCAAGATACGGATTTTTCCCGAAGACGATGGGCAAGGCGAACACTCCGCCCATGTTTTCACTGCCGGCGACGGCCGGCGAGAGCTACAAGCCGGGCGAGCTTTTGAAGCTCACTTCAGGCGCTGTGACCAAGGCGTCCGGCACCGATCAGCCGGCCTACGTCTGCGCATGCGAGCTTGACACGGCGGCTTCCGGGGCAAAGGTGGCCTGCTATCGCGTCGACGAGGAGACGGTCTATGCGACCTGCTTTTCGGCATCGGCCGCGGCCATTGTCATCGGCAACAAGGTGACGATTGCGGCGGACGGCCTGCGGGTGACGGCGACAACCGCGTCCGGTGTGGCCGAGGTGGTCGAGATGGACGGCACCGCTTCCGGAGACGGCTGCGGCGTGCGGTTCGCAGTTTAACGAATAGGAGGAGTAAAACATGCCCGGTGGTATTGTTTTCAGTAAAAACAGCAATCTAAACGACTCGGTGTACGGCAAGAGCCAGTACCCGATCGTCATGTTCCTCAGGGAGCGCGCGGAGGCGTTCCAGCAGATGTCCATGATTCCGAAGCTCTTCAAGGAGATGGACATCAAGGACTTCGCGGCCAAGTTTTCGGGGCTGACGGCCATGGGCGACGCGCTGCCGGTTGAGGAGGGCGGGGCTTTTCCGCGCACCGACATGCAGGAGGGCTACCCGAAGGTGATTGAGCCCGAGGAGTGGAAGAACTCCTTTAGCGTCACCGAGACCATGCTGGAGGACGGTAAGCTCTTTGACAAGTCCCGGCCCGAAGGCTTTGTGGCCTCTTTTGCGAGGGCCCGCGAGGTGATCTGTGCAAAGGTTTTGATCGGCGCCGCGAAGAACACGTCGGTGACGGTCAACGGCAGGAGCTTCTCCATTGTCGGCGCTGACGGCAAGAACGTCTTCGCGACCGACCATCCGGCCAAGGTGGAGGGCGACGCGCAGACCAACAAGTTCTCGAATGAGTTTTCGACCGACGCCCTGTCGGAGCTTGAGACCCGCATGCAGAATTTCAAGGATGACCGCGGCAACCTGCTCAACATCGCGCCGGACACCATTGCGATTCCCAATGACGGCGCTCTGAAAAAGTCGGTGTTCGCCGCGATCGGGTGCGACAAGGAGCCTGAGACCGCAAACAACGGCTTCAACTATCAGTTCGGCCGCTGGACCATCGTGGTGTCGCCTTACCTTAACGGGCTTATTCACGTTGACGGCGGCGTGACCTACAAGCCCTACATCCTGCTTGACTCGAATGCCAACGACATCTATGCCGGCGGCGTCTTCGTGCGCAGGGCCCCGCTCAAAATCCACTCCTGGCTGGATGAGAACACCGGAAACAACGTCTGGAACGGTCGCGAGCGGTATGGCGTGGGCTTCAACGACTGGCGGCCCTATGCGGTGGGCGGCTGCGCCGGCGGAACGGATCTCACGGCGTAACAGGAAACAACAGGGGCTCTCGCCCCGGAAAGGATTTGTAACATGAAACAGATTCCGAAAGTCAGCAACAAGGGCGCGCAGGAGGTCAAGCCGATTGTTTCGCAGACCCCGGCAAAGGGCGGCAAGGTGACAACCGGCAAGGATCTGCGCACGAAGTAATTTTTTAACGGTGGCGTGCAGGCGGGCGGCGGGAGGGCACAGGAATTCTTTGCACACTAACCATGAAAGGAGAAGAGGATGGGAATTCTTTTCACACGATTCACAAACATTTTTGCTAAGTATGCCGAGCTTGTTTCGGCAAAAATCGACACGCTGACGGTCGGGGCACTGACGCTCACTCCGCCCGCGGCAGGCTGGGTGCTGCTGGGGAGCGTTACCTACGCCGACGGGGACGGGACGGCCAAAAAGCTCTACACAATTCCGGAGGGCAAGGTGCTGCTGCGCACATGCTGCGTCGTGATGACCGCCATCAACGGCACGACACCGTCGCTGCTGCTGGGGACGGCCTCCACGGCCGACGCCTTCATGGCGGCGGGCGACATCACCGAGGGCACCCCCGGAGCCTACACGAAGGCACAGTCGACCGAGGCAGGAGAGGGCGGCGCTGACGTGTATGCAAAGCTGACGGCATCGGGCGCGACGGCGGGCGAGGCACAGTTCTGGGCTGAGCTGCTCACGGTATAACGATTAAACGGTGAGTGCCATGGATCTGAAGAGCCCCGCGCAGTACATACCGGCTTTCCTGAAAATCAGAGACAAGCGGGGACGGATGGTCAAGTTCCGGTTCAACAGCGCTCAGCGCCGCTTCTGCAAGGCCATTGCGGACATGGCGGCGGCGGGCAAGCCGGTGCGGGTAATTGTGCTGAAGGCCCGACAGCTCGGATTTTCCACCATGACGGCGGGGCTGATCTTCCATGACTCGGCGACGAGGGAGGGCGTGTACTCTCTCGTCGTCGCCCACCGCGATGACTCGACGGCGAACTTGTTCCGCATGTACAAGCTCATGAAGGACGAGCTGCCGGGCCCGCTGCTGCCGATGATCAAGGCCTCCAACGCACAGGAGATCCTCTTTGAGAATCCGACCAAGGACCCGGAGGCCAAGGCAAAGAATCCGGGGCTCAGGAGCCGGATCCGGTGCGTGACGGCCGGCGGCAGCGGCATCGGCCGAAGCGACACCCTGACCAATGTGCACCTCTCTGAGTTCGCTTTCTGGCCGGGCGACAAGACGGGGACGCTGTCCGGCATCCTGCAGGCCGTGCCGCAGGACCCCGATACGATGGTCGTCATCGAGTCGACGGCAAACGGCTTTGACGAGTTTAAGAAGTTGTGGGACGCGGCGGTGGCCGGCGAAAACGACTTTCTGCCCTTCTTCTCGGCATGGCACGAAAACGAGGAGTACAAAATGCCGGTGCCGTCCGGCACCGTTTGGAGCGAGGCCGAGCTTGCCTTGAAAAAGGCGTTTTCGCTTTCAGATGAGCAGCTCGCCTGGCGGCGGTGGTGCATTCGCAACAACTGCAACAAGGACGAGCGGATCTTCCGGCAGGAGTATCCGGCGACGCCGGATGAGGCCTTCCTGACTTCGGGCGACGGCGTATTCGACAATGAGGCGCTGACGGCCCAGATGGCAGTGGCGCCGGCGCCTGTGGCGGTCGGCACCTTCGTATACGATTACGACGGGCTGAAGATTACGAATATCAAGTTTGTGGAGACAGCGGGGGGCGAGGTGACTGTCTACAAAATGCCGCAGCCGGACGTCCCCTATGTAGTGGGTGGCGACACGGCCGGAGAAGGCAGCGACTGGTTTACGGGGCAGGTTTTGGACAATACCACGGGCGCGCAGGCCGCTGTGCTGCGCCGGCGCCTCGATGAGGGCATTTATGCCCGGCAGATGTACTGCCTTGGCAGGTGGTACAACACGGCACTGATCGCGATTGAGGCAAACTATTCGACCTATACCACGATGGAGCTGCAGCGGCTCGGCTACCCGCGGCAATATGTCAGAGAGTCCTTTGACACTTACACGAAAAAGCCAAAACAGAGCTATGGATACCTGACGACGGCGGCGACAAGGCCCGTCATGGTGGCGAATTTAGTGGATGTGGCAAGAGAGACGCCGGAACTGATTGTCGACAAGACGACGCTTTCGGAGATGCGAACCTTTGTCTATGACGAGCACCGGCGCCCGGCCGCTTTGGAGGGGGAGCACGACGATCTGGTCATGGCGCTGGCGATCGCCCATATGGCAAGAGGGCAGCAGGCGACGGCAAAGCCGAAGGCTCCGCACAAGAAGGCGAAGTGGGAGCCCGACATGTGGGAGGACTACAACAGGGCGACACCGGCCGATAAAGAGCGGCTGATCGAGCGGTGGGGAAACCCGTTTTAGTAAAGGAGGAGCATATGGCGAGATTTTCGATTCCGGACAGTCCGACGGTCAAACAGTACATGATTGAGCGCTTTGGCGGCGTTGACTACTACAACGCGGCGGCCAATATCGACCCCTCCAGAAGCCCCTCCGCCCCTAACATGATCCGGGATGAGGTCGGCAAAGTGCGCAAGCGCATGGGCTATGAGGCAATGGCGGAGTACCTGGACGGGGAAAGTCAACCGATGCGGATTAACGGCGTATATCATGTCGCCGGGCTGCGGGTCGTGCATGCCGGCACCGTGATTTATGTGGAGAAGCCGGCGGGCAGGGAGACGCTTTTCACGGGTATGGCGGACGGACGAAGCACCGGCATTCTGATGGGCGGGGTGCTCTACATCCTGACGGGTTCGGCCTTCCTCTCATATGACGGGACGACAGCAAAGACTGTGACCGATAACGGCAACGCCTATGTTCCAACGACGGTCATCTCCCGAACACCGACAGGCGGCGGGACGGTTTTGGAGCCGATCAATCTGATCAGCGACGGGTTTACGAATTCTTTTTACGGTACGGCGAGCACGACGATTTATCAGCTGACCGAGACCGGGCTTGCGGCGACAGCCGTGACGGCACAGGTCATGAACTCCTCCGGCGTCTTCGTGGACAAGGTGGAGGGTACCGACTTTACTGTGAGCCGTACGACGGGTAAGGTGACGTTTGGCACGGCGCCCGGCGTGTCGCCGGTCGCAGGCGTTGACAATGTGCGCATTACGGCCTACAAGACGAGAACCGGATATAAGGACCGCGTGGCGAAGTGCACGGTGGCGGCCCTCTACGGTGTGGGTGGAGCACCCGACCGGCTCTTTTTGTCCGGCAATCCCGACTACCCGAACCAGGACTGGCACTCGGGGTATAACGACGCCACCTACATCCCCGACACCTCCTACATGCTGCTTGGACAGGAGGAGTCGGCCGTCATGGGATACGCCATCATCGGAAACAAGCTCGCCGCCCACAAGTCGGGCAGCGAGAACGGAGAGGGCGTAAACGTAATCGTAAGGGAGGGCATCTTAGACGAGAATGACGAGGGCGCATTCCCGATTGTCAACACGCTGGTCGGTGTCGGGGCCGTATCAAAGTACTGCTTTCGGACACTCGGCCGCGAGCCCTTGTTCCTCTCCGACCGTGGGGTCTACGCCATTACGGCCGAGGACATCACGGCCGAGCGGTATTCGCAGCTGCGGTCTATGTTCATCAAGACGGCGCTTGAGGCTGAGAGCGATTTGTCCGACGCCTTTGCCTATGTGTGGGGGGACTACTACATGCTGGCCGCGGGCTCCGGAATCTACCTCTTAGACGGGCTGCAGAAGGTCTACCGGCGGGATGTGCCCTACAGCAACTATCAGTATGAGTGTTACCGGTTTGAGAATGTGCCGGCCCGGGTGCTCTTCGAGGAGGACGGCAGGCTGTACTTTGGCACAGAGGGCGGGAAGATCTATCGGTTTTTTAATGACCCGGACGCCGTGACGAGCTACTCGGACGACGGGGCGCCGATTGTAGCCTGGTGGGACACGCCGGAGATCTCCGGGGACTCCTTCTACAAGAACAAGACCTTCCGGTATGTCGCTGTCAAGCTGGCGGCGGCCGTGCGTACCGGCGTCGTCATCCTCTACCGGCGCAAGGGCATTTGGAGTGAGACGGTCGGCGAGGATGTGGTGCAGCAGATTGCGGATGCCTGGGAGCAGGTCTATGACGGCAGCTCTCAGGGCATGTACTTTGACTTCACGGCGCTCGACTTCGGGAAGTTTTCCTTCTCGACCGACACGACGCCCCACACCTTCGGCACGAAAATTAGAGTCAAGAAGGTCGACAAAATCCAGTTCCGGTTCAAGAATGAGGTGCTAAATGAGCCGTTTGGCATTTACGCAGTCGGCACCGAGTTCACGGTCGGCAACAATTACAAGGGGTGATGAGGATGGAATGCGGGGTCTGCAAACTGGCGGCCATGGTGGACCATATCGAGGAGCGGGAGGACGGGCAGTATGCGATTTACATCTGCCGCAACAAGCGGTGCCCGAACTTCATGAAGAAAGTGGGGGAGGAGCGCGTAGATGACCTGGAATGAATGTAAACTGGTGACGCTACAGCGGCTTTTCGCCATTGACGGCGACGCCATTGAGACCTCCGACAACACCTCCTCCTATCTCGCGGCAATGCCGGGCGCGGCAAACGAAGGTATGCTGCTGCTGGCGACAGCGGGCCGCCCGATTCGCAAGTCCTTGACCATTGCGCAGTATGAGGAGGGGTCTGCGGCGCCGGCGGCGGACGCAGTGAGAGTCTGCGGGGCCACGGTCGAGCGGTATGTGCTCGGGGCCATCAAGTCGGACTTTTACTCGCTGGGGACGGAAAACAGGCTGACATACGAGACGGGCGAAAATTACGGCGATCTGCTGGACTATTCCCTGGAGGGGGACGACGTGCTGGCGCTGCCGGGTTCCTTTGCCGGCACCGTGACGGTCTGGTATGACGCATACCCCACGGCCATTACGAAGGACACGGCGGACAGCTATGTGCTGGAGCTTGCCCCGGAATCGGTGGCGCTGCTGCCGCTCTACATCGCCTCGGAGCTCTACAAGGACGACGACATCGGCGTCGCGACGCAGTACCGCAACGAGTTTGAGGCGGGGCGCGAGGCGCTCCTCGCCCGGCCTCGCAGAAGCCCGTTTGGTGCCTCCGGGAGCTTCAGGTCTGTGAAGGGGTGGTGCTGATATGTTTGGCATGAAAAAGAAAAACAAAAAGGCGGCGCTTGACCATTGGCGGGAGATCTATGAGCGCGACCGCGCCGCCTATCAGGCCGAGCTTGCGGCCATCGACCGCAGGGAGCGGATTTTCGCCGGGACGACCGACATCTATAAGCCGGACGGCACAAAGGCGGCGGCAGGGGCTTCCCACGTGCGCAACATTGTGGCCGAGCTTATTGAAAGCCAGGTCTCCTCCTCCATTCCGATGCCAAAGGTGACGCCGATGCATAAGGAGGACGAGGCACTCGCCAGGCTTATTGAGAACATGCTGCGAAACGAGCTTGACAGGCTGCCGATTGAAGTGATGAACGACGCGCAGGAGCGCATTTGCCCCCTGCAGGGCGGCGTGATGTTTTTGACCGAGTGGGACAGCGAAATCGGAGACGGCAAAATCGCGATATCGAGCCTGCACCCGCGCAGGGTGATTCCGCAGGAGGGTGTTGTCGACATCGAGGAGATGGACCATATCGCAATTGAGCTGCCGCAGACCAAGGCCGCCATCAAGCGCCGATACGGCGTAGACGTGGAGGATGAGAGCGAGACAGAGCCTGAGGCCCGCGGAGAGAGTGCCGTCAACGTGGACGAGCTTGTGACCCAGGTCATTGTCTACTACCGGAGTGAGGACGGCGGCATCGGCATGTTTACATGGGCCGGGGACACGGTGCTGGAGGCGCTCCCTGACATGTGGGCACGGCAGCTTCGCCGGTGCCTCATGTGCGGGAAAGTCACAGCGGAGGAAACATGCCCCGACTGCGGCGGGGAGACAAAAGCATCGCCCGAGGAGTATGAGGAGCTGACGGCCGACGTGACCCGCTCGGACGGCACAGTCATTCCGGCGGTGGTTTTTAAGACGGGTGAGGATGGGGAGCCGGAGAGCACCCAGGCCATGGATCCGCTGACGGGGCTGCCGGCCTTTGACGAGTACGGCATGCCTGTGATGCGCCCCGTTTACGAGCAAAACCGGATTCCATACTTTCGGCCGACCTTTTACCCCGTCGTGCTGCGGCGCAATGTCTCCCGCTTCGGGACCTTCCTTGGAGGCAGCGATGCCGACGTGATCTTCAGTCAGCAGGAGTCGACAAAGAAGCTCTCTTCAAAGATAAACGAGAAGCTGCTGAAGGGCGGCTCCTATGTCGTGCTTCCCCCGGGACTTGCCGTCGAGACGACGGATGAGGAGTTCAAGGTGATTCGGGCAACTCCGGACCAGACCGCCACCATTAAAGTCATTACGGTGCAGGCCGACGTGACGTCGGATGAGGCACGGCTTGCGCAGGTCTATGAGGAGGCCCGGCAGGTGGTCGGCATCACCGACTCCTTCCAAGGGCGCCGCGATACGACGGCGACAAGCGGAAAGGCCAAGGAGTTCGCCGCGGCACAGACGGCGGGGCGGCTGGAATCAAAGCGGGTCATGAAAGAGGCGGCCTTTTCGGGCATCTTCGAGCGCATGTTTAAACTGATGCTGGCCTATGCCGACGACGAGCGGCCGGTGTCCTATGTCGACAAGGACGGAAAGCGGCAGTATGAGCGGTTTTGCCGGTACGACTTCCTGCGGGAGACACCGCAGGGGTATGAGTGGAACGAGGACTTTCTCTTCTCCTGTGACCCGTCGGCGACGCTGGCCTCAAACAGGGAGGCCATGTGGAAAGAGATCCGCATGAACTATGAGGGTGGCACTTACGGAGACCCGCAGGATCCGGCGACGCGGCTGCTTTTCTGGACCCAGATGGAAAAGCAGAATTACCCGGGGGCGGCCGATATTAAAACGCACATTGAGACCCAGATCCAGGCACAGCGGGCCGCCCTGCAGGCGCAGGCTGCCGCGGCAGCAGCGGGCGGGATGACGCCGGGGCTCGGAGTAATCAATGAGAAAGGGAGTGAGCAGATGTGAATATTCAAAGCATCGTGAATGGCTTAATCAAAAAAGGCATCACCACAGCCATTGAGACGGCCAAGAACGTGGATACCACAACGGCGGGGTATAAGGCCTATGGGACGAAGTATGACACGCCGGCGCTGACTGTGGGAGACCAGAACTACTATAAGACCGGCGACGACGGCTATGAGGGCTATGACAAGGGTGATCTCATCAACTATGTGACCGAAAAGCCCTCTTCACTCGGAGGCTCCGGAAGCGGCACTTCCGGTGGCAGCGGTTCACTGTCCGGGAGTCTTTACGGCTCGGCGGCAAGCTCCGGCACCGGCGGTTACGGCGGCTTTTCGGACTACTATAACAGCCTGTACGGCTCTGTTGCAAATCAGCAAAACGCCGCTTTGCAGGCGGAGATAAAACGGCAGGTCAAGGCGCTGACGGGACAAAAGGACGATGTGTCGCAGGATGCTGATGACCTCTACCGGCAGGCTTTTGTGCAAAATCAGCTCAGCCAAAAGAAGCTGCCGCAGCAGATGGCGGCGGGCGGCTACACCGGCGGAATGGCCGACACCTATGCGACGCAGCTCGCCTTGGAGCTTCAAAACAATCAGGTCGACATCGGCAAACAGAAGGCCTCGGCTTTGGCCGACATCGACGCGGCGATTGCGCAGGCAAAGCTCGCCGGAACCTCGCAGGAGGCGCAGAACAATGCCGCGCTGCTCTCGCAGGCAATCTCCGGTTGGGACAGCTACAACCAAAATCAGCAGGCGCAGGCTCTCTCGCAGTCTGAAAATGAGCGACAGCAGGCTTATCGGGCGGCCATGACGCTGCTTGCGGCCGGGGTGACGCCCTCTGCCGCGCTGCTCGCAAAGGCGGGAATCGGTCAGGATGACGCTTCAGCCTACGCGACGGCTGTGCAGACGCAGATGGCGCCGAAGGCAACGGCTGCCACCTACGCGCCGACCTATCAGCAGCCCGCTGCAAACGAGACGTCTACCGGGGAGCAGCAGCTCGTCGACAGCTTTAATCAGCAGGTCGTTGCGACCGGAGGGTATGCAAGTTATGAGACCGTTCAGGCGCTGCTTGCGGCCGGGTACACTGAAGCGGATTTGAAAGCAGCCGGATGGAAGGGCATGTATCAGGGCGGGAGGTGACGGTATGGCGCTGACAAAGCTTGCCGCAAGTCTTGAAAATGTACAGGGGCTCCCCGATAGGCCTAACGAGGGCGGGTATACGGCGGCCCAGCTCAAGCGGGTGTTCGATAAGGCCGGGGAGGAGCAGCTCAAGGCCTACCTCAACTCGGTTTTAACTTCGGAGCTGGACGCAATAATCACGGGCATCCTGCAATCGATCGCAAGCCACACCGGAAACACCGGTAACCCGCACGCGGTGACGGCGGCGCAGGTGGGGCTCGGGCAGGTCAACAACACCTCGGACGCGGCAAAGCCCGTCTCGACGGCACAGGCGGCGGCGCTCGCGCTGAAGGCCGACAAGGTGGCGGGCGCCGGCATCGGGCACATTGTGGTATTTGCGGCGGGCGGCAACATTCGGGACGGCGGGCTGACGCCGGCCGAAGTGTCTGAAGGCGCGATTCTGACTATGACGGTCACGGCGGTGCCGCTTCCGGAGGGGGCAAGCCCCACGGTTGAGAAGACCAAGGTAGACGGCAATGTGCACCTCATTTTCGGCATTCCGGCCGGTGAGAGAGGCCCGAAGGGGGACCCGTCCGAGACCTTCATAGACCAGAACACAGGCGCCTTGATTTACGAGTGGTACGGGACAGCTGCCGAGTATAACGCGCTGGAGACGGTGCATCCGAACTGGCGGTACAACATCCTTGAGGAGGTGCCGGCGTGATTCGGATGATGAGGGACGGCAAGGAGCAAGATGTGACACCGCTGCGCACAAAGAGGGTGCAGCTTGGGACTTCGGTGATTTACGAAGCGGCCGCTGGCGGCAGGGCATGGTTTTTTATTGACCTCTGGCTGAAGGGGCCAAAGCTGATGACCGCAACCGGCGGCACATTTAAGACAGCGGACGGAAGTGCGGTAATACTAACCGGCCGGCACGGGCAAGCGGGAACATGATTTAAGGGGGGACTTCCATGGCGGCATATTTTAATCTGACACTCGACACCACTGCCCCGTCCGGGGGGAGCATCATCTTCGGTGTGAGCATCACCAACATTCGCACCGTGACGGCGACGCTTTCGGCGACCGATGCCGCGGCGATGAAGCTTTACGGAGACATCGGCACGGGCTCTACCCCGACAGCCGATGGGGACGCGAGCTGGGAGACCTACAGCGCCTCAAAGTCGGTGCAGCTGACCTCGGGAGATGGGACCAAGACGGTATACGTCAAGTTCCGGGACGCCGTCGGCAACGCCTCGACGGCTGCCTCTGCAACCATCACACTTGACACCTCGGCCGCGGTTGTCAACATCACGGGGCCGGACGTATCGACCGTCTCAAAGGTTGCGGGCTACAACGTAAGCGAGTTTTCCTTCTCTGCCGACGCACCCTTCGTGGAGTACAAGGTCAAGGTGGTGCCAAGCACCAGCTCGTCCCATGACGTCGGCACACAGATCCCGATGACGGCCGGCAGCACCAACATGTCGGGCACCGGGACTTATGTGGCCTTGACGCCTGTCACCTGCACCATCAACGCGGCGGATCTCGAGACGGCATCATCCGGAGACGGCCTGAAGATTGTGAAGGTCTTCGTCAAGGATACTGCCGGAAACTGGAGCGTGTGACATGCCGGCACCGGGACTGACGTTTACCTACACCGGCACGGCCATGTCGGGGCAGGCAGGGTATGACAGCATTTCGGTGACCTTTGAGTCCGACGTCGCGTATCAAGCCTTTCAGTGCCGGGCGACGAAAGAGGGAGAGGCCTACGGCGTGGGCATAGGGGTCTCGATCGCATCATTTTCTAATACGCCGGCGGCGACACCCCGCACCTTTGAGATTTACGACAACTACCTGCTGCAGGGCGACGGAAGCTATCGAATTTCACTTTTTGCGCAAGGGGCAGACGGCTCATGGAACGACAACGGCACGTTTTTCACATCCGGTACGGGGCAGCTGCTGACATCGGACGGAAAAGAGTTTCTAACGGTCAGATAGGAGGGACACATGGCTGAAGAATACAACAGCATACATACAGGGGCGCAGATCGACGCCGGCGTTTCGGCCGGCCGCGCGGCGGCCGCGGTGACCGGGATTTTGAAGGGGGACGGGGCCGGAGGGTTTACGGCTGCTACGGTGGACAGCTCGCCTGCGTCCGGAAGTAGTAATCCAGTGACGTCAGGCGGGGTTTACACGGCGCTGGCGGGGAAACAGGCGGCGGCAGTGACCCGGACGGTTACGCTTGCAGCGGCTGGGTGGAGCGGTGGATCTCAGATCGTCACAGCGACGGGAGTGACGACATACAATATCGTCTTTATTTCACCTGATCAGACAGACCAAGCTGCATACATAGAAGCCGGTATCGTTTGCACAGCGCAGGGAGCGAACATTTTAACATTCACCTGTACAACGACGCCAACGGCGGATATTGATGTGGGGGTGGTGATTCTGTGATTATCAATCAGGTTGCGGCGGGAGGCGGCGTAGCGAAATACACGATTGCCACGGCCTTGACAAAGGGGGCATCTGTAACCGCTTTAAGTGTGGCCCGCAGATACTTGGCCGGGGCGTCCGTTGGAAATTACGCGCTTGCAATGGGCGGCAGCCCCTCCTCCGCAGTAGTCGACGCTTACAACACATCGCTCACCAGAAGTACACCCACGGCGTTGAGTGTGGCCAGAGATTCTTTGACGGGCGCATCTGTAGGAAATTATGCTTTGGCAATGGGAGGTTATACCGGCTCTAAAAGTGCTGTTGTAGATGCGTATAACACCTCTCTTGTTCGTAGTACACCCGCAGTACTTAGTGTTGCAAGAAGCTCTATCGCCGGAGCGTCCGTCGGGAACTATGCGCTTGCAATGGGAGGCGCGGCCGCCTCAAACAGTTCGGTGGTAGATGCATACAATACCTCGCTCACCAGAAGTGCACCCACAGCACTGAGTGTTGCCAGGAGTTCTATCGCCGGAGCGTCCGTAGGAAATTACACCCTCGCGATGGGTGGTGCTACGGGAGCCTCGGTCAACGTTGTAGATGCGTATGATACTTCACTTGTTCGTAGTACACCCACTCCGTTGAGTGCTGCTCGCACTGATATGGGTGGAGCTTCTGTGGGGAATTACGCACTTGCACTTGGCGGCTACACCACTTCAATCAGTAAAGTTGTGGAAGCGTATGATTCAGCGCTTGTCCGCAGTACACCTGCACAGTTAAGTGCTACCCGTAGGTACTGTACTGGGGTTTCTGTAGGAAATTATGCTCTTGCAGCAGGTGGAGCCTCGGATACTGTAGATGCGTATGACACATCGCTTACCAAGAGCACACCACAACCGCTGAGCCTATCTCGAAGCTATATGGCGGGAGCATCCGTAGGAAACTATGCCCTTTTGATGGGTGGATACTCCGGTAGTGCAAAAGCTAATGTAGATGCCTATTCCAGCCTCTCAAGCATTCCGATAAAATTTACGCTTGCACCGGGCACCAAGTATAAGTTTGACAGTGCCGATGAGGTTACGGTCACCACACTGACCACGATTGAGCAAAACGTAGGGGTAGGCTATATCAAGTTTGCAAACGGGACTATTTCATAGAAGGAGCGATAAAAATGGCAGGTTATAAAATCTGGAATAAGTCGGACAACCTCTACACCCCGGCAGGCGCTATGTTAACTCCCGAGCAGGTGTTTGTACAGACCCCGCTTGCGCAGACGGGGAAGTTTATTATCTGCGATGCCTCCATCAATATGGGCGTGTTCATGGAACTTGACCAAACAAAAACGGTCTACAAGAAGCTCATTGAAGAACGTAGAGCCGTCCATGCGGACAGCACATGCCCGCTCATCACCGACACCATGACCGATCAGGAGGTCTGCGACGCGATTTATGCTTTTGAAAATGAGGTGCTTGCACCTCTGGTGACGGCTGACGAGCGAATCGCTGCGGCAATGGAATTCCAAAATTTGATGTCACTTTAGGAGGGAAAAGTTATGACAACGAAGGATCTTGCAAAGAAAAATTATGATCGCGGCCTCTGGAGCAAGGACATGCTGAAGGCCCTCGTCAGGAAGGGAACCGTGTCCTTTACGGCGGCCGACTATGAGGAGATCGCCGGCGAAGTTTACGCCGAATAAACAAAAAACCGCCTCATAGGCGGTATCAGTATTTGCGAAATGAGGCGGACAATGTGACAAATGAAGATCTGGGCGTCAAGTTGGCAGAGGTTGAGCAACGCAGCAAATCCAATACGCACCGCATTGACAAGCTGGAACAGTCCACAGCGGCCCTTAATGAATTGACAACCGCAGTCAAGGTGATGGTGACTAAGCAAGACTATATTGCGGATAAGGTTGATAGCCTGGACGCTAAGGTCACTGAGATCGAATGCAAGCCTGGCCGGCGCTGGGACGCACTGGTTGAGAAACTGATATGGGCGGTGGTGGCTGCCATCGTGGGCTTTTTACTCGCCCAGGTGGGGCTGTGAGAAAGCACCGGCTCGGATTCACGAACAAGATGGCCGTGTTTGTGCTGGCAGAAGACGCAGCTATCACCGGCTTTGTACTGTACCTCTGCTACCTCTGCGTGAGGAATGGGTATACCGGCACCTTGGCCTTTTTGACTGCCTTGATCGGACTGCAGCAGGTCAAAAGCGGAGCCGTGATTACTGCCATCACCAACAAAAGCAAGGCCGAGAATGTCGCCGGCGGCATTGTTTGCGATGCTGCCATCAAGGCATCCAACCCGCAGCAGGACTGCGACTGATAAGGAGGACAAAATGGATATCAAAAATTACTTACTCGGGTTACTTATTCTTGCACTGACCGCTTTTGCCGGCTGGTACTTGAAATCGCGAAAGGCCTCGTGGCTGGCGCAGCTTACAGGGCTGATTCAGCAGATTGAGCTGTCTGTGCAGGGCTCGAACATGGGCGCGGAAAAGAAGCGCCTGTTAATCCGGATGCTTGAGGCGGCTAATGTTCACGTCACGACATGGATGAGCAATACAATTGACTTGATTGTTGAAAAGCTGAACGAAAAAAATCTGTGGCTGACGGAATTTGCGGGAAATGGCCTTAGTGAGAGTACGGTGGCCGGTGCGGATAGCGGCACTGAGAGCTGAGTAGGTGCGACATGGCTACATACGGCTGGCCCTTCCACGGGCCCTATAAAATAACCTGCCCCTATGGAAAAAAGGGCAGTGCATGGAAATGCGGCTATCACGCTGGTCTCGACTTGGTGTCGGTGGCGGCGGGTGGTGACGGGCTTGTGCATCCGATCGCGGAAGGCACGGTTCGGAAGACCGGATACAGTGCCGCCTACGGCAATTTTGTCATGGTGACCCACCCGGACGGGTACCTGTCACTTTACGCACACCTCACCTTTTGTCTTGTGGCGGCGGGGGCTCCCGTCACGCGGGACTCTGCTTTAGGCTGCGAGGGCATGACCGGCAACTCCGCGGGAAGACACCTGCATTTGGAGGTGCACGAGGGGGCATATCAATATCCCGCGACAATTGACCCTGCGGCATTCATCGTAGAGAGGATGGAGGATGATACTGTGACTTACGAGCAGTGGAAAGAATTCAAGGATAAGTACGAAGCCGAGAAGGCCGACGAGGCCCCGGCGCCTTGGAGCGAGGAGGCCCGCACCTGGGCCGAGGGCACCGGCATCATCGCCGGCGACGGTGAGGGCAACATGCAGTACAAGAGCAGCTGCACAAGAGAGCAGATGGTTATTTTTATGCATAGGCTGTACAAGTTGCTTAAGGGTACGACGAAGTAA